GATAATGCATCTCGCATTTTTTCTTTATTATTTTTCCAAAATTCGGAAAAATATTTTGACATAAATTCAGAATGTTTTGGTCGTTTTCTTCCTCTATTTTTAGTGATAGCTATTTGAATATTTTGTCTAGCAATATTTGCATATTTTTCTTTGTTATTAAATCTAGTATTTTTGGCATTTTCTATGCATTTCTGTTTAATGCCTGGATCTCTATTCATAATATTATTATTGCCTTTATTAATTCCTTTTCTGTTAATATACCCAAAACCGCCCTTACCACCTTCATTCATATTATAACTTTGTTCGGAAATAATAACAAGTTCTTTTTCTTTGTTTTTCATATCTTCTTCATTATCAAATACATAAAGGATTTCTTTCATAAAGTTTTCTTTACCATATTTTTTAATGGCTTTTTTTAAAGCTATTCCAGAACCCATATAACCATCATCTAAATTATTAGTTTTATGCATACCTATGTAATATTTTCCATTAATTTTATTAGTTATTTTATAAACTGTATAAAACATTTTATATCCGTGAGCTATTGGTAATTGTTATTTTATTTAGCCAATAATCCACGAATTTTCATTTCTTTTTCAATTTCTTCAAGTTCTTTCTTAGCTTCAATCATTTTCTGCTTATAGACAACACGATCATTATACATCTTTTCCATCAGAGCAGGAAGAAAGCCCTGCTTGTCTTTTCTATATGTGCATCCATTGGCAGCATATGCTACTGAACCATCACGATATTCCCATGTACCATTAAGCAAATAGTCAATTGATGGAAATTCAATCCTATTAACAAACGTTTCTGGGCTAATATTATATTGCATAATAAGATGAGGATATAGACTGTTAAGATCGAAACTTACAACCCACTTATATAACCCTGGATTAACTTCCTTAACATGACCGCCAACCAGTTCGAAATCTTCATGAGAAGGTTCAAACTGCGGAATAACAATATTCCTTTCAAGCAAATAATTATGAATGATAATATCCCAAGGTTTAACTGTGGTCATAGTATCTTCATAATTGACCTTGGCATCATAGGCAATGGCCATGACCTGTTCAATAAACTTCATCTTATCGTCAAGTCTATCAACAAGAACACAGTCATGAATATTATACTCAATAAACTTCTGAAAGTTTTCCTTATAAAGTTCTAGTAGATTACCATACTCAGAATAGTCAATCTTGTTCTCGCCAAGTTCAATTTGTGCAATGTAATCTAGTTTATAACTTTCCTGATTACCGAAAGTAAACTTACGATAAAGTTGATAATAATCCATCACTGCTATCCCTGCCAAAGAATAGCTTTGATTTTCCTTACCACGAAACTCTATCATTTTAGAATCAAGTATTTTATATGGAGATAGTCGCTTGGCATGAGCTTCGCCGAATAGAAGCTTGATGCGATTAACAAGATAAGGAATATCGAAAAACTCAATATTCCAACCTGTAACAATATCTAGGTCTAGCTTTTCCCATGCATCAATAAACTTCTGAACTAGATCATGTTCATCTTTACACTTTAGATAAAATGTATTAGGATCATCGGTCTTAAAATCACCACAACCGAATACATAATTTCTACCTCTGCTACGAATAGTAATAGCAGTCAGAGGCTTATCCGCTCTTTCAATACTAGGAAATCCCTCATCGGCAGCACACTCAATATCTAATGTGCCTACTTTGACTAACTGAGGATCATAATCAATATCGCCTTTAAAATTATCAAAAATATAAAGATACTTGAAGTTTGGACCTGTTAATCCATAAAATTCAAAATTGGAAACTTCGCTGTACTTTTCAATAAAACCTTTTGCATCTTTAATGCTATCAAAGACGAGTTTATCAACAGACTTGTTTTGTAATGTTTTATAATTTCCTTTATTACTTGGAATAAAAACATATGGTTTATAATTTATCTTTTCCTTGATTCGAAGACCTTTATCGAATCCACGGAGATAAATGTAATCTCCGCGCATGAATACGTTGGTATAGAACATGATGAAATCCTTTCTGCGCGTTCGGTTTTTTCGACCCACAAACCGCTATATTCAAGTATACTATATTTTACTTTAAAAGTCAATAGATTATTTTTCTAGCCCTTTCATACATACCAATTCTGGCACGCAATCCATTATCGCCACCATTAATTCTACGGCTAGTCAGAACAATATCGTTTGAAATTCTATTAATATTGTTAGCTTTCCAAAACCAACCAGCAGACATAACAGCCCCTTCGGGTGTAGTAATATAATCAATTACATCATCGACGCTCATATTGACCGATTGAGCGAATTTTTCATAATTATATTTACCGGTAATTTGTAATGCTCCTCGGCCACGAAATTTATATCCATCGCCCGATTCTTCAGAACCATTACCCATACGATTACTGTAAATTAAATTAGCAATCTTTTCTGGGTTTCTATCATAATCATTAGCATCTCTGTTATGAAAATATCTAGGAAAAACAACTCTTAATCTTGAAGCAGAATAATTTAAATTTTCTTCCATTACCCTCAACCCATTAGATTCTACGCCAATTTGTGCTAAAAACATAGCAGGGTTATTAATTAGATAATCATCAATAGTTTTATTGATGCCTTCAATATATTGCGAAAGTGTATTTTCATTAGTGTAAGGGAATAAATCTTTTAGTTGTTGTAAAGTTATCATTGATTATTCTCCTTAAAAAAAATAGAGGGGATATCCCCTCTATTTATTATTCAACATCCATTATTTATGAAATCTAGTTCTTCTTCGTTATAAGGCCACATTATGTATTCGCCTCTCGTGCAACTCTAATAATGTCTGCACGAGAAATTCCAATATCGGCTAGTTCTCTGTCAGTCATTCGAGAAAGTTCTCGTACTGCTTTTTTGATTTGGGATTGGCGATCTAGCCAATTTGAAATTTTATTAATGATGGACATTTACTTAATCCTTTTTGATTATAAATAAATTATCATTTATATAATGATATTACTAATAATTTATTTTTATATGGAAATTTTATGTATAATTATTACGTATACGCATATTTAAGAAAATCAGACAATAGTCCATATTATATCGGTAAAGGAAAAGGCAACAGAGCTTTTTCGAAACAGCATAATATACCTTTACCTGATAAATCAAATATAATTTTTTTAGAAAAAAATTTATCAGAAATAGGAGCTTTTGCTATAGAAAGATTTTATATCAGATGGTATGGTAGAAAAATTAATAATTCAGGCATTTTACGTAATTTATCAGAAGGCGGTGATGGAATTTCAGGCTTCAAACATAGCGAAAAAACAAAACAAAAAATGAGAAAACCTAAATCTGAAGAACACAGAAAAAATTTAAGAAAACCCAAATCCGCAGAACATAAATCTAAAATTAATCAGAATAAAGCTAAGGATAAGTTATATCTTGAAAAACTTCGTAAACCTAAATCTGAAGAACACAGAAGAAAAATTAGCGAAGCAAGAAAAGGAATGAAGTTCACAGAAGAACATAAATTAAACTTATCCTTAGCACATAAAAAATAATTATTTTTTCTTTATTCCTTTTTGATCTTCACCTTCATTAATCATTATACGTTTAGGCTTCTTATCATCAGGAATAATATGTTCTAGCCAAATCTTAAGCATACCATTAATCAATTGCGCATCCTTAACTTCAACAGCATCAGCAAGAGTAAACTTACGTGTGAATGAGCGATCAGCAATACCCTTGTAAATATAGGCTACTGGGTTTACGGTTTCGTCTGCCATATTTTCAACAGTCATACCGCCTTTAATTGTAAGAACATTATTAGAAAGTTCTAATTCAATATTGTTCTTACCAAAACCAGCAACTGCCATTTCAATAGCATACTTGTTCTCGTCAACCTTAACAATGTTATATGGGGGATATGCAGGAATAGCTTTGGTAAATTCGCTATGTGCTTTAGCAAGTGCGTTAATTAAACGATCAGAACCAACGAAAAACTTATCGAAATTGGTTGTGTTGAATGAAAAAATATCGTTCATATTTTTCTCCTTATTAAGCGAGTTAAAAAAATTGTACGCTCCATTAGGCAGCGTACATATTATATAGGGGGTTCGGAAATGAATTTAAAGGGGTCAGTGCAACTTTTTTCCAATATATTCTTTAACTACGACAAGCAAATCCTTTTTTTCTGTATCTAGCATATAAATTGGTGTTAAGCCTGCATTTTTGATTTCTGTTCCTGCATTTAAAACTTTATTAAAAGAACTATTT